TTCTCTTGTCAATTGTTCTTTAATACCTTCAATTTGATTTAAATAGATGTGTGTATCTCCCAAATTTCCTATGAGTTCATCAGGCACCATATTAACCTCCTTTGCGATGATTTCTAATAATAACCCGTAACTTGCTATATTGAATGGTAAGCCAAGTGGTGTATCTACTGAACGTTGATTCCACATTAAAGAGATTGCTCTGGTTGGGATATTATGTTTATCCATATACTCCATTGTCTTAGGCTCTTTGTAGTGAACCGACACCCAATTATCTAATTTTTTCATCAGTTCATATCTTTCTAGTAAACTCAACTCTCTTGTAAAAAATTGAAAATCAGTATGACAAGGAGGAAGAACCATTTGGTCTAATTCACCAACGTTCCAAGCATTAACTCTATTACGTCTTGAATCTGGGTCTGTTTTAAGTAGATTGATTGAGTTTGCGATTTGGTCTATACCTTTTCTATCTAAATTTTGTCTCCATTTTTCAAAATTAGAATTATCATCTTCTGTTAATTTCCATTTTCCATTCCAATCCCTCCATTGCTTACCATACACGGGCCCGAGTTCACCCCACTTCTTAGCAAACTCTGCATCTGTTTTGATATTGAGTATGAATTCATCTAAACTCATTAATCTATTATGAGAACCCGTTTCATAATTAAAAATCTCTTTATAATATCTCTTTTCAAAGTTCTTATACGCATCACCATCCCAAATATGACAATCATTATCAACAAGGAACTTGATGTTTGTATCACCGCGTAGGAACCATAACAATTCAGTTACAATTCCTTTGAAATACATTTTTTTGGTAGTTAAAAGTGGAAATCCGTCTTTCATAGAATGACGGATTTGTCTACCGAATACTGATAGAGTTCCACCATTTCTTGTTTCTTTTTTTACTCCGTTTTCTAAAATATCTTTTAGTAAATTTTGGTAATCTAAATCTAATTTATTCATTTTCTTTTGTTTTGTATTTCCATTTATACCCACCAGCCGTTTCTTGGTTTCCTTTACAAACTGCGGTTATATTGAATATTTTTAATTGTTTTTCTGCATTACTGATACTGTCCCAAGTATAAATAAAATTACCATTCAAGTCAAACTGCTCAACTTGTAATCTTTTTTTTGACGGTCCCAATGAAACACCTTTTTTTGCTTTTGATAATTTTTCTGAAAACCCTTCAGGTTTTGGTTTTCTCAATTTATTTTTAACCTCTTCGGATAATTTTCTACCCTTACCTGCTGAAGATATTTTTTCTTTAGATTCGTCAGTATGTCCCCACCCATTCTCCAGTTTATACTGTTGATATTGTGATATTTTCAATCTCCATTCTAAATGTCTCCTATCGGCTTCTTCTTTACCGTACTTCGCCAACCAATAATTGTAAATCCCCCCTCTAGCAATATCTTGACCTATTTTCCTATCACCTTCTTTTCCACCCTCACTTATATTATAACCAAATTTTCTATCTTGACTTTTATAAAACGATATCCAATAAATTTCACGCTCATTCATATGGTCTTCGTTTTTACACTCTTCCAAAATTTCTTTTATGAAATTTTCTTTACCATACTTGTGTATTGCTCTTTGTAGTTTCTTACCACTTCCAAAATAATAAGGATTGTTATTTTTATCTTGACCGATATAAATTTTACCGTTCAATTTGTTAGTCGTTTTGTAGATTATCATAATATTCTTTTATGTATAAAAATCTACTATCTTATTTTTTTATTAAGTTCCTGTCTTTCTTTTCAACTCCATTATCAAGTATGTCTTGTAGGAGTGTTATGTATTTTTTATCTAAATTGTTCATAATTAAATTATTTTAGTTCCTCTAACGACATATATGATTTCGTTCATCACTCTATTATCACCAACAAAGGACAATAATCTCTCCTCAAAAACTTGGTAGATATGGGTGAAGTTATCATTTATAAAATCCTCCAACTCTTTTTTTATTCTAGAATTATCTGTAAGATTTGAAAAGTTTTCATCTAAATTATGAATTCTTAACAGAGGTGCTTTTCTAATTTGACAATGGAATGCTCGTCCATTGTATTCAAACGTAGGGTGTTCTACTTTTGTTATATTAATGTTTAATTCATTTAATGGAATATTGTAGTTCCACGGGTCATTTCCCTCACCTATGGGAGATGTTTTTTCCTTAATAAATTTATCAAATCCTTCAGCTAATTCTGGTTGATTCCACACGGATTCATCACCAAATTTATTTTTTATTATTTCTTTATTCATAACTTTATTTTTTCTATAATATCTTTAATTTGTCGTAAATTAAATTCACAATCTCTTTTATATTTTTGTAACCTATCTATTATGTAATATTGTTCATTTGTATTAGTTATTAGATTTTCATCCGTTGTTGGATAACCATCATGTAATGTCCAATAATCTTTATGAATATAAATTGGGTTTAATTTACTTTGTGGTGGTCTTATTAACATAATTGTACCACCATCCCTAATAGTTGATATCTTGTATATTGACCATAGGACACCACCTTCTTTAACATACTCTTTAATATAACCTTCTTTTTCAAAAATATCAACTTCTGGGAATATAAGTTTAGCTGAATTATTTGGTGTAAAGTTTACCCTATCGTATCCTGATGTTATAATTTCGAAATCAACTTCCAAACCTTCTTTAAGTACGTTATATTTAATTTCACCATCTTCAATGTACTTGATTGAATTACTATCATTAGATAGTTCTGTATAAGACCAATGCGTTCCGTGACCGAATGAATGTAAATCAGACCATTTTACCGTCCAAATACCATCTTCATTCCTTGTTAATATTCCCTTCATAACTTTCTATTGTTTATTCATTGATTCTAATAAATTGTTCATCGCATCCATAATTGTATCGCCTACACCGTAAGGACAGGGGTCAACATTTCTTTCCAACCAAGCTTCAAGTTCGTAACTTACTTCTTCTGTATTTACGTCTTGAACAAATCCTGAATCTTCTTCAGCATTAAATGCAATATATCCTTTATATCTAAGATTGATAAGTGTTAGTGGGTATATGTCTTCCCAAGTTTTATAAATTCTTTTACTCATAACTTTCTATTGTTTTATTTTTATATGTTACTGTGATTAGTTTGGTTGGGATATTATGTTTATCCATATACTCCATTGTCTTAGGCTCTTTGTAGTGAACCGACACCCAATTATCTAATTTTTTCATCAGTTCATATCTTTCTAGTAAACTCAACTCTCGTTCCTCAATCTTTAATCCCCACCTTTGGGAGAACTCTGTATCGGTTTTACATTTGTTGATGAATTCATCCGTAGTCATCAACCTTGTGCAATTTTGATGGGGGTCATCAACGTGGATTTCATAATCGGGTTCTTCTACAGAATTTGCAATCTTAGAATATTTCCGATAAGCCTCATCCAATAATTCTTGTTGTTCTTTATTCATAACTTTCTATTGTTTTTTCTAATTGATGAAACATTTCTTTAATTCTCATTCCCAACTCGTATGGGTCGGCATGTTTAACCGTTTCTAATGTTAGAATATGATTGGCTTTAAACCATTGAGGTGTTTTGGATTGTTTTTCTTGCCCCCACATTCCCTTATATGTTCTATAAGCAACATCATGCATTGTTACCATACAATCAAATCGTATCTCACAAACTCTTCTTGTATCAGCGACTATTTCAGGTACTGGTGTTATGTCAATTTCATCCACTGGTGTTATGTCAATTTTTTCCCATTCCTTATGTGTTTCATCACCAACTAGCCTATAATGTTTACCATTATTTTCCCAAATACAATCCCAATTTTCTTTTATTTGTGGATTATCAGGGTATGCTCTACCTGATTGGTCATAATTCAGATTTCCTTTTTTGATTTTTTTATTCATAACTTTCTATTGTTTTATCGTTGTATGTTACTGTGATTAGTTGGCTTGGTGTTGGTTCATAATAACTATCACTAAAATCAGGCATACTAGATTCATTATATTCCATTCCTGTCTGGTAGTTGTTAGAAAACCAAAGTTTGTACTTTTCTGGGTTTGTGAGTTTTCTAGATACTATTTTTAATCCCCACCTTTCAGAGAACTCAGAATCGGTTTTGCATTTCTCGATAAATTCTTCTTTTAATAAAGGTCTTCCAGTAACAAAATATGGTTTGGTGTTATCAGATATATTCATCTCAATAATAACATCCCACCTCGTATCGTCAAAGTTTTCCATTTTATATTTGGAAAATTGATTAAAGGCTTCATCCAATAATTCTTGTTGTTCTTTATTCATCCTCATTGTCTCTTAAATTTTTAAGTTCTTCAATTATATTATTATTTATATCAGTAACAAAATCTCTTTCGAACATGTTCATCAATGCTTGTTCGGCGTCTAAACCATATTCATTTGTTGCTAATTCGATACACTCATCATCTGATTTGTTATGCCAAAATGATAGATGTTCGAGAAATGCTTTAAAATCATTAATAATAAATGTTTTTGGTCCTTCGTTATTCATCTCGTTGTTCATTTTCATAGAATTCTTTGATAAAACTAACCACTTCATCGGGGACTGGTATCATATCACCGTAACTTGTCTCATGTTCCATTAGACCTCTGTCCAATAAAGATGCTATCCAACCTGAATATTCAGGTGATATGTTCAATTCTAACTTATTCATAACTTTTTATTTTTAATTTTCTTCACTTGCTATAATCTCTTTGACGTATTTCTCAACAATGTGATCTGGGGCTGGAACGATATCAAGACTATGGGCAATTTCGGTCA